CGGCTCCTGATGCAGGTCTTCGCGTGGTGCCAGTCGACAACGACCGGGCACCGGTTCAGCGTGCCCATCCGCCGCCTCGACCACCTCACCGCCATCGGCGCGGTGACGGAGATCGAAGGCCGCCGCCACACCGTGGCGAAACCCCCTAAGCCCCGACGCCCGTTGGGCGCCGGTCCATCCCCCCGACGGAGGAGATCCTCATGACTCAGCCGGCATCGGTTACCTTCGACGGGACCGATCTCGTTCTGTGGGTGCCCGCTCTCGAAAGCATCGAGTTCCCGGGCCTGTCCGAACTGACCGACCCGGCAGTGCTGGACATGTCGTGCTACTTCAGCGACGCCGGCTGGGCGCCGGCGCTCACCGAAGCGGCGATCACCGACAACCGCCTATGCTCGTCGACCGACTTCAGCGGGCCGGGTCGGAAGGGTTACGCCCTTCCGCTGATGTACGTGTTCAACCCGGAGGACCCGACCCAGGACGAGGCCCGCCTCACCCTGGTCGAGGACACCCTCGGCTACTTCGTCGAACGGCCCGCGGTGCCGTTCGACGAGCCGCTCGCCGCCGGTGATCTGGTGCGCTGCTATGCGGTAAAGCTCGGCCGCCAGCATGAGGCCGGACGGACGGCGAACTCGCCGTGGCTGATCCAGCAGCAGGCTTACCTCCGGCCGCCGGGCACCACCACGGCACTGGTCGAGGTCGCCTCCTCGTGAGCGACCGTCTCGCGCACATGCGCGCCAACGCGACCCGCAAGCGGCAGACAGTGGCGGTGCTGCTCGATGGCGAAGTCGTGGGGCAGATTGAGGCGGTCGAGGATGAACTCGACCGCCTCGACGAGCCGACCAAGGGCGACCGCCGCCTGTCCACGAAGTCCAACGCCGGCCGCCGGCAGGAACTGGTCGACGAGCTGGAAAAGCTGCTCGAGGCTGCCGCGGACATGACGCTCCATCTCGTCTTCGAGGGCAAGCCCGGCACCGAGTACCAGACACTGGTCGGCCAGCACAAGCCGCGCAAGGGTGATGACGGGAAAATCATCCCTGCCGACTTCGGCGGCGTGAACGCGGAGACGTTCTCCCGACCTGTGATCATGATGTGCGCGATCGGCTACCGAGAACGGCCGGAGGCCGACGCGCCAGTGTTGCCGCTGGACGCGGTGACACTGCCGTGGCTGCTCGGCACCGACGATGAACCAGGATTCGCCACCGACCGGCAGATCCAGGTCATGGCCCAGGCCGCCATCGATGTGAACCGCAAGGATGATGCCGTCCCTTTGCCACGCAGGCGCTCGGCGACCGGGACGTCCGACGCCGGGTAGAAACCGCCCGCGCGTGGGGCGTGCCGCTGCCCACCTTCGACGGCGAACCGGTCGAGCACCTGCACGAGCACTACGACCCGGACGGCAACCTCACCGGCACCACCGTCGTCACGGTCCCCGGCTGGACGGCAGATGACCGGGCGTGGGCGCTCGGCCTGGCGCTGCGCGAGTCGGCCGAGTGCCCGCGCGGGCACGACCTGACCGAAAGCCTCGACTACGACTCGTGGAAGTGGGTCCCGCAGCCGCCGGCGATCTGCTTCGCCTGCGCCGCACTCGAGGCCACGGTCGACAAGCACAAGAAGGACCCGCACGCCCGGTCCATGCTGCACAGCCTCCACAAGGTCCCTCGCCCCAAGCCCAAGAAGCGGAGGTGACCTGTGGCCGCCATGCGTTCCGTTGGGGTCAAGCTCCGGCTCTACACCGACGACTACCGCCGTGATGCTGCGGTGGCGGCCAAGGCCACCGACGACATCGGCGACTCTGGCAAGCGGACGAAGAAGTCGCTGGCGGACATGGCCGACGGCATGGCCATCGCCGGTGGTGTGCTCGCTGCTGCGGTCGGCGTGGTCGTGGTTGCAACAGCCCGGTTTGACAAGCAGATGTCCGAGGTTGCTGCGGTCACGAACGCCACCGCTGGCGAGTTTGACGAACTGCGTGAAGCGGCGCTAGCCGCCGGTGCGGCGACGGCCTTCTCGGCGACGGAGGCAGCGCAGGCCGAGGCGGAACTGGCGAAGGCTGGCATCAGCACCGCCGAGATTCTGTCCGGTGCCCTGTCCGGTGCCCTGTCGCTGGCTTCGGCCGGGTCGCTGGACCTCGCGACTGCCGCGACGATCGCCGCTGGGGCGATGAACACCTTCGGCCTCGAAGGCGAAGACGTCGAGCACATCGCCGACGTCCTCGCTGCTGCGGCGAACAAGTCGGCCACGTCGGTCGAGTCGCTCGGCATGGGCCTGGCCCAGGTGGGCTTGGTCGCGGCGCAGGTCGGGTTCGGTCTCGAGGAAACCGTCGCCATTCTCGCGGCGATGGCCGACCGCGGCCTCGACGGGTCGGACGCGGCGACGAGCCTGAAGACCGCGCTGCTGCGCCTTGCCGCGCCGCAGGCGGAGGCCGCGGCGGCGATGAAGCAGTTCAACATCTCCCTGTACGACGCCAACGGGAACATGGTCGACGCGGTCGACATCGCCGGCCAGTTGCAGGCCGGCCTTGGGGATCTGTCGGCCGAGGAACGCAACGCCGCCCTGTCGACCATCTTCGGGTCGGACGCGATCCGGGCCGCGAACGTCCTCTACGAAGAGGGCGCCGCCGGCATCCGCGACTACGTCGAGGCCGTCGACGACCAGGGCGCTGCGGCGGACGTGGCCAAGAAGAAACTGGACAACCTTGCCGGAGACGTCGAGGCGTTGACCGGCTCGCTGGAGACGCTGTTCATCACCTCTGGCGCGGGGGCGAGCTCCGGGCTGCGCGTGCTGACGCAGGGCGCCACGGATTTGGTTAACATCGTCGGGAAGTTGCCCGGTCCAGTCCAGTCGGCCGGTGTTGTACTCGCCGGGTTAAGCGCCGTGGCGTTGCTCACCACTGCGGCAGTCCTGAAGATGCAGCCGGCGATGGCGTCGCTGAATCTTCAGCTCGCCGCGACGGGGCCGTTGGGCGTCAAGGCTGCGGCGGGCCTGCGCGTTCTAACCGCCGCAGCTGGGCCGGTCGGTGCTGTCTTTGCTGGAATCGGCCTTACCTATTCCGCGTGGGCTGATCGCCTTGAGGACCCCAGGCCGCTGTCGAATCTGGAGAAGATCCTTCACGTGCTGACGACCTCGTCGATCGGCTTGGGGATCTGGGACGAGATGATGTCCGGGCCTATCACGGCCGCCAGGAAGGTTGAGGATGTTGCCTCCGCCACTATGGTCGCGGCGCAGGCGAACATTGCACTTGCGGGCACGTTCGCCGAGGCTGCGGGCGAAGCCAACGGCCTGGCGAACGCATTCGAGGCCATCAACGGTGCGACGCTCGGGTCTCGCGATGCGATGCGCGACGCCGAGGCCGCGGTCGACGACCTTCAGGAGGCACTGGAGGAGTCGAACGGATCGCTGGACATCACCACCGAGGAAGGCCGTGCCGCTGAGGCTGCGCTGGACGCCCTCGCGGTGGCAGCAGCGAATGTGGCACAGAAGAAGTACGAGGAGACCGGCTCCGTCGAGGCCGCGAACGCCGCCTACCAGAACTACATCGGGCAGCTGCGCCAGACGCTGATCAACTCCGGCATGGCCGAGGACGCAGTCGACAACTTGATCGCCAAAATCGCGCAGATGCCGACGTACAAAGCCATCAACCTCGACGTCCAATTGCGGATCGCCAGCACCACCGGGTTTGGCCTGGCGGCCTTCAGCCAGCTGGCGAAGGGCGGCATCCACGCCGCTGCGACCGGACGACTCGACGGTGCGGTGGTCGACTCGCCGACGGTCCTGTTCGGTGAACGTTCCACCGTCAAGGAGGCGTTCATCCCGCAGGAGGGCATCTCCCAGGGCCGGGCTATGTCCATCTTGGGCGAGGCCGCGTCGTGGCATGGGGCGCAGGTGATCCCCGAAGGCGGGTTCCACTCCGGCAGCATGGCCAGCCCGCAGTCGGTGGACGTACGGGTGTCGGTCGCGCCGGGCATGGGCAGCAACCTGGAGCGGGCCATCGAGGACATGCTCCGTTTCGAGGTCACATCCGGTAGCACATCGGTGCAGTCCCGCTACGGCCGGCGAGGGCGGGTCTGATGGCAGAGTGGCCCGACCCGCGGTCCATCTCGGTCGGCTTCGCGTTCGGTAGCACCGCCTACGAGGACCCGACCGGGCTCACCTACGAGCAGGTTGCACCTGGGGCGGATGAGGGCGACCCGGGCGACGTGCTTGGTGACATCCGCATCCTGCGCGGACGCCTCGGCGATGCGCCGGAGACTGGAACCACGCGGATCAACTTCGCGCTGCGCGATACCGATGGGAAGTACTCGCCGCAGAACGTGGACGGTGAGCACTACGGCGAGCTCCGCCGCGGCACACCCGCCGAAGCGATGATCGACATAGGTGCCGGTCCGGTTCCGCTCGCCCGCGCCTCGGTGCCTTCGTGGTCGTCGGACCGCGCTGGGCCGGACATCGACGAACAGGTCCCGATCCAGGCTATCGGTGTGCTGGCCCGGGTCGCGCGCGACAACGAAGCGCTGTCACCGCTGCGCCGCTCCATCCTCGCCGCCGGCCCGTATGCCCTCTGGCCGATGGAGGATGGCCTCGACTCCGACCAGGCCGGCGCCGCCACCTCCGATACAGCGCCCATGGTCTTCGCCAGCCAGGCTGTGGCGCTGACGTTCACGGAGCCGCCCGCCGACATCCCCGGGACGACGGGAATGCTGGATCTCGTCGGCGCTACGGGATCCCGCCTGGTCGGCTACGCGGAAGTTGCGGGCCAAGACTTCCAGGTCGAGATGGTCTGCGTGTCCGACCAGGGCGTCATCACACCGATCATGGAGATCTGGGCGGGCAGTCCAGTCAACGGTGCGGTGCCGCTGTCGATTGTTGCGGCAGCTGCCGATGGCGACGCGGTCCACCTCTGCGTCAGGTTCGAGCAAAACGGCTCAGCCATCGACGTGAATGTGTTCCGTGACGGTGTCATCACCACGACCACGTCACTGGTGAACGAAACCATCCTCGACACCATGCGGCTCTACGTGAAGATCGGCGAGTTCAGCACCGGCACTGTCCTGATTGGCCAGATCGCCGTGCTGCCCGTGTCTGACCCGAACGACCGGATCCCGGCCATCGCCGCCTACGCGGGCGAGACCGTGGAGGATCGCCTCACGCGGATCTGCGCGGAGGAGGGCATCTCGGCCGTGATCGCGTCCGGGGACACGGCGACGATGGGGACACAGCCCGTCGCCTCCACCTACGTGATCATGCGCGAGTGCGAGGATGCAGACGAGGGCGTGCTGTTCGAGCTCCGCGACGGCCGGCTCGGCTACCGGCCCAACTCGACCCGGTACAACGTCACCCCGGTTGCGGTCCTCGAGTTTG